AACCTATTCTGAGCTTCGGCCGATGTTGAACATTAAGTGTCCCAACGAAGAAATCAGAGCAGTCTTGGGGGTTTTATTTGATAACATTTTGAATCTACAACCCAACCTATTTGGCTGGAGTCGCACGATGTGTAAGTATGGCGACTTCTTTTTGTATCTTGACATTGATGAAAAATATGGTGTTAAGTCTGCTATCGCGCTTCCTCCACAAGAAGTTGAAAGATTAGAAGGCCTCGATAGTACAAACCCGAACTATATTCAATATCAGTGGAATACTGCCGGCCTGACGTTTGAAAATTGGCAAGTTGCTCACTTTAGAATTCTCGGCCACGACAAGTATGCTCCTTATGGTACTTCGATTTTGGAACCTGCACGCCGCATTTGGCGCCAGCTAACCCTCATGGAAGACGCAATGATGGCCTATCGTGTTATACGTTCGTCAGAACGTCGTATGTTCAAAATTGATGTTGGTTCGATCCCCCCACAAGAAGTCGAACAGTACATGCAAAAGATTGTAACACAACTTAAACGACATTCTATTGTCAACCCAGAGACTGGACGCATTGATCTTCGCTATAACCCAATGAGTATTGAAGAAGATTATTTCATTCCCGTTCGCGCTGGTTCTGCGACTGACATTGTGTCCCTCCCAGGCGCCGAAAACATTACAGCAATTGATGATATCAAGTATTTACGAGACAAGTTGTTCTCTGCTCTCAAGATTCCCCAGTCATATTTGACAATGGGCGAAGGAGCAGAAGAAGATAAGACCACGCTAGCGCAAAAGGATATTCGTTTTTCAAGAACTATCCAGAGACTACAGAGAGTAATCATCTCAGAGCTTACAAAAATTGGTATTATACACCTCTACACTTTGGGCTTTAGGGGTGATGACCTGTTGGGATTCACTTTGGCTCTTAACAACCCTTCAAAGATCGCAGAGCTTCAAGAAATTGAGCACTGGAAACAAAAGTTTGACATCGCTGCTTCTGCGACCGAAGGTTATTTCTCGCGTCGTTGGGTTTCCGATAACATTTTTGGTATGTCACACGAAGAGTTCCTGCGTTGTCAGCGTGAAATGTATTATGACCGCAAGCACGATGCCGCGTTACAACAGGTTGCTGAAGCAGCAGCAGCAGCCGAGACTGGCATGGGCGGTCTCGGTGGTGACCTCGGTGGCGAACTTGGCGGCGAGCTTGGTGGCGAACTTGGAGGTCCCGAAGAGATGCCGGCAGCTGAAGCTGGTGGTGAAGAGGGCGGAGGAGAAGAGTCTGCGCTTCTCGCTGCTCCTCCGGGATCCCGTCCATCGCCGCGACTAGACCCAACGCCAGGTGAAAAAAGAGCGACAAAGGTTCACGCCGGCCCCCATGGCGGCAAAGTTTATAAGCCCGTTAAAGTAGACAAGCGTCCAGCCGGCGCTCGCGACCGCCACATGCACTCGCAAGGCCGTCCGGAATACACAGCAACACCTAGGGTTCTATGGAAAGGATACGCTGATGGCTTAGGCCCCCTTGGAAGGGGAATTACTGAAGCGTCAGAGGGGAGTTATGATAAAAGTGAATCTATTTATAGTTTGAGAGAACAGACCGAGGAAGATAAATTGTTTGAGATAAACGAATCGGTGCGTACTTTATTAAAAGATTTAGAAAGAACGAGTGAAAAAACAACGGAGGAAGATGATGAAATTCAGACACAACAAGAAGCGAAATAGCGCGTTTGTTTATGAAGCTCTTATTAGAGAGGCGACCGTAGCAGTAATGAAGGGTGACTTACAGCGAAAAGAAGTTGCAATTCGTCTTATTAAAAAACATTTTAAGGGCGGCACCCTACTTAGAAAAGATTTGGAATGCCATCGTTCTTTGTACGAGAACCAAAGTTTAGACAGACTAACTTCCGAGAAAATCCTTAAAGAAGTAAAGTTGCAAAAAAGATTAATTGACCCTAGTGGGCTTTTTAAACAGCAGAGCGAACTCATTCGCGATGTCAATACAGAGCTTTCACCCTCTGCATTTAACAATTTTGTTCCGAATTATAAAACGTTAGCAACGATTGCTCAGATCTTTTCGGATAAGATTTCCCCCAAAGACCAGATTATTTTAGAAAACACAATTGTTGATAACATGAGAGAAGCGCTAGTAGAACAGCAGGTTGACGCTCCTATTGATGACGTCGTATACAAAACCTTCGTTAATAAGTTTAATTCAAAATATGAAGACGACCTTTTAGATGAGCAGAAAGAACTACTTGGCCATTATATATCTTCTTTTATGGACAACGCCCTGCAGCTAAAAATGTTTCTTAATGAAGAAGTTGAGCGTTTGAAAAGAAAACTCAAAGAAGCACGAAGTGTTGAAGAGATTAAGGGCGATAAAAATATGCTTGATAAAACAAATCAAGTCATTGAGAGGTTAGATTCTTATTCCAACGAAACAATTAGTGAAGAAGTTCTAATGACAGTTATGAGAACACAAGCACTTGTAAAGGAAATTTATAACGATGGCAGTAACGGTTAAAATTGGTGACGCGGCCAACGCCCCGTCTGTTACTTTAGAATTAGACATTCGTAAAAGCATGAATGGCGATCTTATGATTTTTGATCACGGAGACATTGATATTGTCTTGTCGGCGTCCAAGAACAAAGTGTATGCTTTCCCCAAGGAAACAATTACCGATCTGGTATACGGCGCGCAAAACAGACTTTTTACCTTTCTGAAAAAGAAAGGACTAGTGATCCCAGAGTCAATTCAGGCGGGTTCGTTTTATGGCTCGATGGAAGCAATAATGGAAAACCCATATTCTGATAAATTAAACACTTCAAAAATGACACTTATTAACGTTTCCCGGTTTATTGATGAGGAGAGACCATACTTCGAATCAACGGAAGCTATTATATCAATGACGGATGATGAACTTGCGCACCCAGACAAGACGGACTCCACTGAACTTGGTGAAGTTCCGCAAGCAGTCGAGAAAGGTTCTATTCGCAAAGGCTGGGTGAGAGATCCCTATTCGCTTTTTTACTTGTATACGATTTAAGGGGAATAATGGAACTAATAACATTTGTTTTAGCAGCCTACGGTCTCACTCAAATTCTTGTTTATGGGAAGATTTTTGATCGCTTCAGACCGAAAGGGGGCGTCATTAAAAGACTATCAACTTGCCCCATGTGCATGGGTTTTCATGCCGGGTGGTTTTTGATGCTACTTTCTCCATTTACAGAACTATTTAATTTTGATGTGACTATTACTAATTTTTTTGTTTTAGGGTGGTTGTCTTCGGGCACATCATATATTCTAAATATGATCTTTGGCGATAGTGGTTTACAAATAGGAGTTGAACATGGAACAGAGCATTTGGACAATCAAGTGGATGCTTCAACCGGTCCGTAATTGCAAGAAAGGTTGTATACGCATGCGGGTGGTGCCCGCATTTTTAAAGGAATAAACAATGGGAAAAGTACTTTTACGAGAATATTACGAATTATGCGAAGGTGGCGTTTGCCAGGATCTTTTAACTGAGGAAGAGAAAAGATATGTGGCCGACGGCGGCATGATTTTGTCCGGTATTATGCAAAAAGCCGACACGGTTAATGGCAACGGCCGCATTTATCCACACAAGGTATTAATGAAAGAGGTGGAGAATTACGGAAAGCTCGTCAAGGATCGGCGCGCCCTAGGCGAACTGGACCATCCGGAAGATTCGGTTATCAATTTGAAGAATGCATCTCATTTGGTGACGGAGATTTGGTGGCGTGACACTGATGTAATGGGCAAAGTTAAAGTATTGGACACTCCTTCCGGAAAGGTTCTCCAAGAGTTGGTGAAGTCAGGCGTTAGCCTCGGCATCTCCTCTCGCGGCATGGGATCCGTCCGCGAAGATCAAAGTCAGACAATCGTTGAAGATGACTTTCAGTTGATTTGTTTTGACTTTGTGTCGGAGCCATCAACTCCAGGCGCGTTTATGATGAAAGAAGCGCAAGGTTACCAAAACAAAGTATTTACGAAAGCAGACAGAATCAATCGGTTATTAAATGAGGTATTGAACGATGAGTAACGAATGGAGTAGCTTTCAAGAAGACAGAGCGATAATGGAAGATTGGAGGGGGTATCTTGGTGAAGAATTAGTATCTGAAGAAATCGAGCAGATGATGCTTGATGAAGGTATGATGGAGAGCGCTAAAGAAATCATCCAGCAGTTCGGCGCCTTTCTGAGCAAGTTATGGAGCGATCCTGTATTTAGAGCCGCGGAGGCCACAGATGCGACCGAAGCCATCACCAAGGCCAAGGACGCCACCGTTGATTTTGTTAAGAACTTAAGTGATGAGAGCTTGAGGATAATGGGAAAGATTTTAATTGCCAAATTAAAATTAACACGAAAGCCAGTAAACAAGCGGAATCTATATGAAGCATTACTACCGCTGGTCAAATTTGTGTTCAAGGGAGGAGGCAAGATGGCCCGGGCCAAACTGGCGATGACCAC